TCGCTCTCTTTGTCTTGTGCGGTTTTCTTCATGATGAAGCCCTAACAAAAATTTCAACCGGAGCGCAGAAACTCAGGCGCTCATTTCCGGGTCAATAGTGCGCCCGGTTAAATTGACGTTAGCGCGAAGCAATAATCCCGCGCGGTTACGTGGCATTCGGTCTCGCCCACACCGAATGCGCCCACTCATGCAGTTCTTTGTCTGGGTGCGGCTGTAGCGCCCCCTTTAGCCCACTTGATTTTATTGTGTTTTGCGTATCCTCGTGCATCCGTAGTCCGTTGCGCTTCCTTATGCATGTAGAACAATAGCCTGCGGACTTCTGTCGGAATTTTTGCGTCAGTGAGCTATGCGATAGCGTTTGCTCGTGGCCGCAATCCATGGCAAGTACGCGATATCGGTAGTTTTTGAGTCGCTCCGCTTCCGTAGCTCTCAAGACTCGGTATCCGAATACCTCGTCGTCCGGCTCGAATGGTGCCCCTCGTTTTCGCTCTTTCATTTTTGTGCCTTGATTAGACGATGGCGCGACAGAATAGCCTTGGTGAGTGTTTTTGCCACGGCCGATCCTTCCATTTTTGAGTGGAACGTGCCCACAAACGACTTCCCTGCCTTTGCGCGGCGCGATGCGGCGCCGACAGTGCCGCCGAACACGGATTCTAGTGATGTTGAGCCATCGATGTCGGCTAGCTGCTTCAGGCACGCTTGGCGACGGCGCTCCATGGCGGGGTCTGTCAGTGGGGTATCAGTAGCCATCGGCTCACCCCGCACCTTTCCGCAGTGCGTCAAGCACCAAGGGACGCAAGGCGAGTCCCGCCCGCAACGTGCCCACCGATTGGTGGTAGTCGTTGAAGTCTGTCCCCACGTCCGGCGGCATGAAGTACCGTAACCCGGTGGATTTTGCGGCCTTTTCGCCGGTCATGCTTTCGTCGTTGTCTGCGACGACGATCCCGCACATCGCCATGGACGTCAGGTTTCCGGCAGAGAAACACACATGAATGCGATGCGGAATTTTCAGAGCAACTAGAACACTCCTGATTGACAGCGCGGTGGCGTAGCCCTCACACCATATATCCGCGCCCTTTGCGTCAAAGACATACTCGGCACCTGCGCAGCGCTGGCCGTATAGAAATTTCTTTCCACCATTAATGTCGATAAGCTGCACCCCAACCAGTGCGCGCACGACCCTCATGGGTACCACCAGAAGATTATCAGTGTCTGGCTTGTATACGAGTACTTCAGCATCTGGGAACCCTTTCCTATCCATATATGCATGTCTCGAATACACGCATTCTCTGATAATCTGGTCCGCTCGATCTGCCGCCTTTCTGCGGTTGTTTTCTAATTCCTTGTCTGCCCGTGCCTTTGCTTGCTGGGCGTGCCGGCGATCTATTTTGATTTCCTTGTCAGAGTCTGGGAGCCATGTTTCCGGTGCGGCCATGGTGGCATGGTTTTGTACGAAGGCCACGTCGCCAAGGTGCCTATACGCCCCATTACGTTTTTTTGGCTTGTCCTCTGTTGGCACCCTGCACCACTTGCCATACTCGACATGCTGGATAATCAGGCCGCAACTTGCAGCAAAATCCTCGAATAACACGCTATCTCCTCCTCGACTTTGCACGCTTAATGTTGCGGTGCCTAATCCAGTTTTGTACTTCTTGCTCGGGTGTTAATGGATGCTTGCGGAATTGGGTGGATGGATAAACACCGAATTTATCCTTGTGCGAATGATACGCCCATCCTGGCTTGTAACCATGCTCCAGTGCATAGCCCAACAGTTGGCGGTAGAAGCGCTCTTTGAATTCCGTTGAGTGCTTCTCTTTTTTCTTGCCTGGCTCCAGCTCCTCTAACTCTCCAGGTGTCGCTATCACCTCATTGCGTCGAGTCCGCACATGGCCGCAATGTGCACACACGTCTGTGTCTCCATGCCATAGTGCTCCGCACGCGGGACACTTGGCGTCTTCCTTCTCCTTCGGCTCCGGCTCTTTCGCGGGCTGCTCCTTGCCGTCGTGGAGCTCGGTTACACCATCGCTATACAGTGCGTCCCACTGCTCCCTGAACCGGAGGTAATTGCCGGAATGATCAAGCCACACAGCGAACTCCTTTCCATCTGCCCGTCGCATAACCCGGCCCATCTGTTGAATATGGCTGGAGAATGACTTGCTGAACGGCCTGGCGGAAATCCCTATCATGCAGTCGGGAACATCAAAGCCTTTCGTGAGAATATCGGTAGAAATCAGTCCATGAATTGAACTATCCGGCTTTGAGAACTCCGCGATCACCTCAGCTTTGAAATCGTCTGTATCCCGGTAGCTGATCGCTATAAAATTGTACCCGGCTTCGCCGAACTTCAGCGCCAAGTCAGCGCCGTGGGCGACCCCTGCGCAGAACACAAGCGTTTTACGCGGCCCGCCGAATATCTCGTTTGTCTTCTTGGCCCATTCTGCAACTACATCTCCAGTGATTTTTACTCCGCGCTCTGTTGCTGCTTTGTCCGACCACTCTCCAGCCACCTTTTTCGCGCCTGTCATGTCGATTTCTTTGGCAACGAATACCTTTAGGCTGGCCAAATACTCGTTATCCACCAACCATTTTGTCGTACAGGACGAGACGACAGCGGAATAAACCGCCCCCAGCCCCTCGGTGAACGGTGACGCAGACAGGCCGATTACGCGAATACGTGGATTGTTCTGGATTAGGCTGATCGTATCGCGGCGCTTGGCGTGGGCTTCATCTACGATTAGTAAATCTAGTGCTGGGAACGATCCGCGCTTTTCCAGCGTTTGGGCGCTGCATACTTGGATCGGCTCATACGGGCGGTGCCGCCAGTGTCCCGCCTGCATAACCCCGTGGTCTATATTGTATTTTTGTAAGCGCTCACTGGTCTGGTTGCATAAATTGATCCTGTCGAGAATAATCGCAGCGCGCTTGCCATTGGCCGCTGTTGCCCGGAGCAGGTCACAGGCTATCTCCGTCTTGCCAAATCCGGTAGGAGCGTAAAGCATAATTGTTCTATGCCTAGCCCTGAATGCCTCTCGTGCCTGATCCCTAACATCTACTTGGTGCGGGTAAAGCTGTAGCTCCGACATGGCTAATCCCCCTTGCGCAGCTTATCCAGCGTCCGGCGTTGGTTTGCGCATTGCCTTTTCAGCTCTCCGTTTTCGCGCTGGTAACTGTCACGGCTCGCCTCTACCGCTGCCAGGCTCGCCTGCAACGTGCCGTTCTCCTTCTCCAGCCCCTCGATACGCTCAAGCTGCTCGTCTAGTCGGGCCTGGTATTCTGCGTTCCCGCCGGCGGCTTCTCGGTTTTTCAGTGCTTCATTTTCTGCCGCCAGCTCGCGCACGGTGCTGTGCAGCTCGTCGATCTCTGAATCCCGCGGGTCGTACTCTTCTGGGTCTGGCGCGGCGGGATCTGCTTGGTGTGGAGTCTCGTCCCCAGGGGCGGGTTCCGCATGTCTTCTGGGGCAAGAACCGGCATCGCAGTCAGCAGGAATCGTTCGGTCGTTATGGGATTCCCGGTTATCATCAGTAGGAATCTTTCGGGCGGAGGTGGTAACCGTTTCCACAAATATAGTTTCATTCGTGGCGGGTGAGACCCTTCCGCCAGCACCAATTCGCCCCCTTTGGCTACCAGTGGCCTCGCTGGATTCCGGACTGCGGATCGTAGCAACAAAGGGATGCGATACCCCCGCCGCCTTCGCAATCTCCCGATCCGACCATCTGCGCCACTCCTCATCATTCAGCAGTGTCTCCACGGCCCTGCGCTTATCCGCATTCGTCCGCCGCAGTCCGTGATTAGCATTCGCCCCAACGCTGTGTAATATCGCATCACGGCGGGTGCCAGGGGTAATTTCTTCGGGGATCTCTGCCAGTCCTGCCAGCTTGGCCGCACAAAAGCGATGGAACCCATCGGCTAGCCAATATTCCGATCCATCGTAATACAGCGTGACGGGCGGGAAGTTCTTCCCTTCGCGCATCGCGTCTGAGTACTCAGTCACAGTGTTGTAGTCCAGTTCTGCGCGGATCTGCGTGCCACCATCAGCACGAATCAAGTTGACATCTATCATGCGGAATACTCCGGGTATGTGTCGATTTATAGTAATAAGATCGACACAAAAACTCACTTTGGCCCTGGCCTCTCCGGTGGTATTACCGGCAGAGGATGCCCAGGGCGGGCGAGGGGCGGTCGGAAAGGCCAGGCCAAAATGGGCTTGTTCTTTCCTCTGCTTTGTCGGTCACCACAACCGATACTGCAACGTAACCATACTCTATGCGCGGTGCAAACGCTACGCTCCGGCTGCTTATCGCAATCGTTATATTCCAACCCTATTGATCTTCTGAGTTGCAACAGGGGTGTATCCACCTCCAGAGTAGCGGTATGTTGGGTTGTCCCTTCCTTCAATTTTATCAATGTTTTCAGTTGGGACATCAATTTCTATAATAATAGATGATCCACCCCTTTGTGAAGCTCTCCTTTCAGCAATTCTAAAAGCATGGAACCTATGAAATGCAAGCCATGTGCCTTTCAACATTTCACCGTTTAATATCGGTGTCCCATCGTTTGTTCCGTGGTATAAAATCATAAAAAATATAACAAGACGTTCAACGCCGACCCGCGAGCAGCTGCGCTCTTTGGGTGGTTATTGTAGGTCTTGTTCTCCTTATTTAGTTTGTAGCCCACTGGTTGGCGGGCGGGTTAACTTAGCGTTGGGCCGACTAGGCGTAGGTATTCAGCCAGCATGCCGAGGGGCTGTGCCAGATCCGCTGAAATGCCCCGCTACCGTCCTCGCAGTCATCCACCGTCCCGTGGGGGTGGTCCCCGGGTTTCGCCGCCTCCATCTCCTGTGGGCTACTCCAACACTGCCCAGCGCGGGCCGAATACAGAGCGTTGGCAGCTGCGGGGTGGGTGGTCTGGCTATCCAGATTCGCGTATTTCATGGTGTTCTCCGAGGGCCGCAGCCCAACAAAAATATCCAGCCGACAGTGAAACATCGGCGTTCGATTTCAGCCGCCAGTTGCGGCTGATATTGGCGTTATGCCTTAAATCGACGAATGCGCCGGGCCGCGGCTATCGCGGACATATCTTGGTGGTCCCATCCCCACCAACCAATGATCTCTGCGCCTTCCTGCGCGGTTTGTGCGTTCCGCACGTTGTTCATCTCCTCAACAATTTCCTGCTCTCTGGGGTCGTGGTCCTCTGGCCGAACCGGATCGTCCGGGAAGACGGTCCGGTAGACTTCCAGCGCCCGAGCTGTATCCCAAGTCATAACATTACGCGGCCTCGTAGTTTTCCAGAAAGAAGGTCTTGGCGATGTACCACTTATCGTCCGGGTTCTCGGGGTTCTGGGCGATCATGCCGCCTTCTTCTAGGGTGTCTTCAGGGGAGATGGAAACGCCGGTCAGATCTTCGCCTGGGACATAGGGGCGCATCGGTTGTACGTTCTTCTTCCGGTAATTGCGGAATGCAGTCATGGTCTAGTCCTAGCGGCTAACAAGTAAATTAAGCAGACGCATTAGACTTCAGCGCATAGCCCAGGCCGCGTACTGGGCGCTGCTTATTAGAATCGTTAGTGATTTCTTTTCCAGTCCTCCCTCCAGGAGTCCGGCAGAACAGATATGCCATCTTGGCGATGAATCAGACAGTGCAAGATCGGGTAATGCATAATCGTATCTCCACGCACATATCGCCGGATGGTCCGCTCGTCCATGCAGAGCAGACGAGCGGCGGCGACGTGAGTCAGCCCAAGGCGCGTCAGGATACCCACCACCTCCTCGGGGGATGGGTGCCGGTAGGATGTGGCGGGGTATGTCACGGGCGCCGCCTACGAGCGGACTGGCGGCGATATTGCGACAATCGACCCATGCGCTTGCGTCTGACTTCGAGCCAATCCGCCACGATAGCGGCGGGGACCAATACTGTGAGTGCCCCGCCGACGAAGAGTAGGAGGAGGAATAATTCATCTAGCGCTGCCGTGGTCATGCCGTCACCTCGGTTTTTTTTGCAAGGCACGGCCTGTGCCCGAAGGAATCGCTGATGTTTGTTAGCCTGTAGGCATCGCCAATCATGACCCTGCCCCTCCGCGCCAAATACGCCCAATCTCGACCTGGCGAGGATGATCCACAGCCCATGTCTTGAGGATTTCAGACGCCAGCGCCCACAGATCCGGCATAGATTCTGGCGCAGTGTAGGGGGCGGATCGGCGGATCGCATCGAAGTGGGACGCGAGGCCGGGGGCGACTGCGACAACTTCATCAATAGTGTCTAGGATGTTTCTCATATCATTATCCTGGTTTCTGTAAAGATCTCAGCGCAAACTCGACGCCAAAAACCGGCGTGGGTTATGCGCTATCGTTATTATGGCGCCTGCGCTAAACAGGCAGCGCTTGGGCCAGCAGCAGCGCCAGCCATATACCGACGACAATCAGTACCCCTATCGGCCAATCGTTCATAACTCTCTCCAGTAGTAATGCCCCATCCATGGGGCGGGCGAATCAGTATCCGCAACCCTCTGCGGCATCAGCGCAGCTATCGCACTGATAACCGCGGTGCACGTCAGCCTCAGTCAACGTGTTCGGGGTGCCGCAGGTGGGGCAGGGGTAGCAGCGCAGTCCTGAGCGGAGCGCAGATCGGCCCATGGGGTCGGCGAACGACTCAAACGGGTAGTCGCCGGTCTCTTCGAGGTACTCATACATGATTATTACTCCATGTTTGTGGTGTCGGTACATCTCTGAGCCCCCGGAAGAGGCTCAGGGCTGGATCGTCACATATAGACCGGCTCGGCGCCGCAATACTCGCGTTGTTGATTTGTGCTGCCGGGTAAAAGTATAGCGGACAACCTGACCGCGACAAATCACGGTTTCTTATCTTGTTCGGCAAAAGTATAAGCTGGAGGTTATAGTCGGACCATAGGGCATTTTGGGGGTGAATAGGGCTAGTGTTAACGGCTTGCGCTTAACCCGCAGCGGTTTTTGCTGTCGGCTTGGAGCGCTGGTTATGTGGCGATATTACCGCATTATCTCGTACTGGGAACGAAAGAACGCTTACATATTCGTACGGTGTACGATATACTGTAGTTGTGGTGAGGGGAAATGCCCGAACCGACAACCCAAAAGCGGAGAAAACAATGTTGCATACATATTTGTATTTGAGTGAGGAAACTAATTGTTCTTGCTGCGGCAAGAACTTCACGGAAGGTTTCTTTTTCCACAGAGAGGACCAGGTGCCGGAAGAAGGAGAATATGAGCGGTTTGTGTGCGAGAGCTGTGCTCTCGACAAAAATCTGACAGACCCGGAAACCGGAGAACGCAAATCAATATGAACGCTCGCACATTTATCGGCAGCATTGAGAATACCGTCTCTGAGCTCGGGATAAAGTTGGATCGTCGCCACCGCCGCGCGCTCTCCGCTCTGTTCCTGCGCATCGAAGACGAAGCGCACAATGACGAGGCGCGGTACGGATACGAAAATATCCATTATCTGCGCAAAAACGCAGCCTACAACCTGATCGGGGTTTGCCCGATTGGCTAACAGGAGAGAATCATGATTACCGAACTAACCCTGAATTCTGACCAGCTCGACGAGCTACCGCAAAGCGTACTGATCGCCCTGCTGGGTGATCTCCATGACCGTTCCCATGACAATGGGTCTGACGCATCCCATACAGCCACATGGTTGGACGCGGCGGACCGGGAGTGGGACTTCCCCTGCTACATCCTTCAGGTTGGGGTTCGGGCTGTGGTGTGGTCAGACACCGACGAGGCGCGCGTGGCTGATATCTCGGTAGTTGATGCGGAAGACGACCTGCAAGAGCAGATCCGCGAATATGCGGACGATTTGGCGGGCGATCTTGGGACGCTCGCAGGTCACAGCAGGGCGCAGTGACCTGCGAAGAACTCCAGAAGGCCCGCCGCGCCCTCGGCCTCACTCAGGCGGCCATGGGTGCCGCTATCGGCGTGAGCCCCTCGCAGGTCTACAGCATGGAGGCTGGGCGGCGGGATATCGGGCTGTGCGTGGAGCTCGCGCTGCGGTACAGGCTGATCGAGGCCGGGCTCGCCACGATGGCGGATTTCGCCACATAACGATTTAGCTGAGGTATCGCCCCGACAATCAACCACCGACAAAAACGAAAAATGAACGAACCAGAAACGACTATCGAAACACCAGAACGGGAGGGCGATTGCTCTCCAGCGCCTTGTTCTGTGATTTGCGGTGATTTTGAAACCGTGATGCCGACGATGGAAGACGAGAGTGCAACCCTTGTATTCACTTCGCCTCCCTACGGCGTGGGGATGGACTACGAGACGGATATTCGACTTGGGGTGCTTTTTGAGAAGCTGAACACGTTTTTTAAGGAGGCTGCGAGGGTGACAAAGCGGGGGGGTTATGTCGCCGTGAACTTCGGAGACATCATCCCGGCAAGAGATATGCTCGGAACGGTGGAGCCGTGCGAGATGCCGATGGGGTGGATCTATTGGAGTTTCGGTCTAGGCAACGGGCTGGTTCTGCAAGCGCAGAGAATCTGGAAAAAGAACTTTGCCAAGATCACGGGTGGGAGGCACGCGATTTCCGCTCCCCGGTGCGTCCCCGAGGCGGAACACATTTACACGTTCCGCAAGATCACAGGGAAGCCGACCCCGCAGAAGATTAGGAACCGCCAGATAAGCCAACGCGCAATATGGGACACATCGACCGAGGGGGCTACGGGAAGCAAGCATCCCGCAGCATTCCCTGAATCCCTCGCGGAGAAGGTAATCGAAATCTACACCGACCCCGGCGACCTTGTTATCGACCCGTTCGCCGGGTCTTGCACGGTTGGAGCGGTTGCGTCTCGCATGGGAAGACCCTCGGTGATGATCGAGAAAGAGGCGGGATACTGCGACGAGGCGAAGGAGAGAATTTCTTCACAGAACGACCAAATCCAGCCACGCCAGAGGAGATCAAAACGCTCCTAATCCGCTTGCGCGCAGAGCTAACAGGTTGTGGTTGACCTGGAGTGCGGAATGGCTATAATTAGAGGTACCTGATATTGGGTTGGCGTCCGATATATGGGTGCTCACCGAGACAGAGCCCTCTTGGGGGCGCTGGTGAAAAACCGAATCAAGGTCCCCGGTGAGACCTTGCCGAGGACGCCAACGCCAGCTACCCCAAGAGGGCTTTTTTGTGGCCAATGGGAAACAGCTCAGGTTCCGCGTCGGCGGTGACAACTGTAACGACAGGGCGCGGGTAAAATCGTGGTACTGGTAGCGCAAACCACGGCATAGGCAGGGAGTGGCCGGCTAGTCCGGTGGTACGGGAGCCTGCGCAGAGCGGCGGAACGCTCAATCCCGGCGGGTGCGGCCCATTCAGCAGGAGGCCGCATACTCTTGAGTCCGACCGATTCGACGGGTCTGCTCCGAGTGACACCCAGTATCCGCTTATTGTGGGTATGGGAGTAGTCACTCTAAATCCTCCCTCATCTCGGGGTCTGCCCCCCTACAAACAGTCTATCTGTTGTTGTTTATATATATGTCCGCGGGAACAATTTCTGATCCCGATACCGGATGACGAGGAAAAAACGTAGATTGGGCTGCATACCGGACCGAGACCCCGCCAAGAGCGGGGTTTTTGTGTCTGGGGATTGAGGATAAGGAAACCTTATGGATAGGCAGAGAAGCATAAGGAAATTGCTATGGTGTCGGAGTACTACATAAGGGAAGCTATGGTGATGGTTGAAAATCATAAGGGGGAGGTTATACTTCGAGGGAACATAAACGGAACATAAACATTAACGTAAAAGTGATAACCAATGGGTGCTAGGACAAAGGTCGCCGATATAGAGCAGCTGGAAAAAGATTACCGGGCGGGTGTCCCGTCAGCTGCGGCTGTGGCGCGAGCACACGGTATATCATCCTCTGCGCTCAGTCAGATGGCGAAACGTAAAGGATGGGCGCGAGACCTGTCCGCGCAAGTCAAGGAGCGGGCAAAAGCCAAAGCGACGGCCCGACTGGCGCAGATAGAGCGCGTCCAAGACGTTGCGTCAAACGAAGAGATCATAGAGAGCGCCTCAGATGTGCAGGCAGACGCGATACTGCGATTCCGCGGGCACGTAGATGTGCTGATAGAACAGACGGTCGCAGGTGCGCAGGGTGCAGTAGATGCAGTGGCGGCGGGGAACGGTGACCCGATGTCGCTCCCGGCAGCGCTAGGCCAAGCCACGTCAGGGCTGACCCGGATGTATGCGGCATATCGCAGCACATACGGGATAGACGATCCATTGCCGGCGAACGAACCAGGGAACGTCACGATCTCATTTGTGCCGGCGAGTCTAGGCGATGAGGATTAAAGTCGAATACGCACCAAAGTTATCAATACTTGGCACTACGCCAAAACGAGTAAAGCTCCTCGTGGGCGGGCGAGGCTCGACAAAATCCACATTTCTGGCAGATTACGTTCTCGCGGGAATGGAGGCCGGCCAGCTCTGGTGCTGCGCGCGGGAATACCAGAATACGATAGACGAGTCAGTGCATAGGCTCCTGCTTGACGAGATAGATCGGCTGGAGGTGCAGGGATTCCGTAGCGACGCCTCACATATATATCACCAGTCGGGTGGGCGATGCTTCTACAGAGGGTTGAGCCGCAACCCAAGCGGGATCAAATCCTCACTCACGGGTGTAGACGGGTTTTGGGTAGAGGAGGGTGAGACGCTATCCGCGGACACCCTTCGCCAAATGTCTGCGTCTCTGCGGAGATCGGCAAAGGACGCCCAGCGCGTAATAGCCGGAGAAGAACTGCGAGTCCCGGAAATCTGGGTCACAATGAACCGAGGTAGCTCCAAAGACCCTATTGCGCAGAAATGGCTAAAGAGAGCGGAAAAGCAATTAGCCAAAACTGGGGTCTATGAAGATGAATCACTACTCGTTGTGCAAATCAATCATGATGAGATTCCGAAGAAATGGTTTGTAGCGTCCGGTCTGGAGGTGGAAAGACGCGATGATGAGCTGAATATGACTAAAGCGGGATATGACCACAAATGGAACGGGGCATATAACGACTCGGTTGAGGGCTCGATCATCCAGCCAGAATGGTTTGATGCCTGTGTCGATGCCCATAAGGCGCTAAAAATCCCTGTGCGCGGTGTCGAAGTTGTGTCTCACGATCCATCGGATACGGGCGCAGATACCAAGGGCTTGGCCTACCGCCAGGGCATTGTATTTAAGGACGTGCTAGAGCAGGAGCATGGGGATATCAATCAGGGAGGTGATTGGGCTGCTGATTATTGCCACGAGAAGAAGCCTGACATATTTATTTGGGATGGTGACGGCATGGGCGTAGGACTGCGCCGACAATTCGCGCAGGACATAGGCCGTAAAAGCATTCGGTTGCAAATGTTCCGAGGTTCTGCATCTCCAGATTTCCCAGAGCAGATTTACGAGGAAGGGCCGGACTACAAAAAAAAGAAGATTAAGGACACATTCAAGAACCGCCGCGCTCAATATTACTGGGATCTGCGGGATAGAATACACAGGACCTATCGGGCAGTAAAAGAAAAGCAATGGACCGATCCCGACAAACTCATTTCATTTAGCAGTGAAATAGAGCACCTTGATTTATTGCGCTCTGAGATATGCCGAGTACCTCTTAAAACCAACGTGGTGCATGGGCTAATCCAGATTATGACTAAGGACGAAATGCGCAGAATGGGCGTCATGTCTCCGAATATGGCTGATTCTGTCATGATGAATTTGGGTGCAATCGTTACGCCACAAATAAACCCAGAGCTTTTAATGCCGGATGCTTTCGAGGATTAATGCCATGCCTTATCCACCTGAAGACCAAGGCTCAACCGTATTCAGCATGAGGGAACTTATGCCGGATGATCTCGATCAAGAGGTTATTGAATACGACTTCACTAATCCGAAATATATAGATATCGATGCCTCTCGTGGGGCTTATGCAGAGGATGAATGAATGTTCTTGACTGCTGATGATGGGGCCGTCCTAAGCGCAGAAAATGAGCGGCTAGGTAAGCGTTGCTTGGCTGTGCTACAGAAACATTATCCAGCGTATGCCGCAGGATGGGATGTATCAATCAACTCAGGTGGTGTCCTGTACATCCGCAATACGCTGTTAGCTGGTCGCATGGGGTGCGCAATTCATACGGAGAAACTATCAAATGATCCGCAGCTAAAAAAGGTTATGAGATATGGCGGCGAATTGCTGGAGCGCTATAGCCTGGCTCGTAGCAGGTCGGTATCTGAGGAATATGTATTAGACCGATTAGAGGGCGCCACGAGAGCGCATACCGGCGAGATGATAGCGGAGACCTAAAGCAATGTGGCAAAGCGCAAAAACAAGTGATTCTCCCTCTGTGGTGCAGGACAGCACGGAAAGCGAGTGGCTGCAATTGGCGCGTGATGCCTATACCACCAGCACAGATTATTTTGATGCGAATGTCCGCAAAAACATGGAAAACGCAATGGCGCATTTCAGCAACCGCCATGCGCCAGGGTCTAAGTACCTGTCGGACGCTTATAAGCATAGAGCGCGGGGATTCCGTCCTAAAACCCGTGCGACAGTGCGAAGGAATGAGGCTGCCGCAGCCGTGGCTTATTTCTCTACGCAAGACGCTGTAGATATCACTCCAGAAAATGACGCGGATGAATGGCAGCGTTTTAGTGCGGAATTGAACGGCGAACTTCTGAATTACCGCCTCGAACACTCAGTTCCGTGGTTTCTGAATCTAGTCGGTGCGTATCAAGACAGCATGAATGCTGGTGTTGTTGTGTCACATCAGTATTGGAAATACGAGGAAGTGGACGGGGATACGGTATGCGACAAGCCTATACTTGACATCATACCACCGGAAAATTTCCGGTTCTCACAGGCCGCAGACTGGCGCGATCCTGCTGGCACAAGCCCCTATTTGATTGAGCTGATCCCGATGTTTATCGGAGACATTCGGGAGCGTGCGGAACGGATCGATGATAAAACGGGGGACCCTGAGTGGTTCGATGTGTCCGATAAAGAGATAAAGGCTGCCGCCGATTGGGACTATGACTCTGTGCGAAGCGCACGGGAAGGGCATCGGCAGAACGCGAAAGAAGCGGATCATACTTACACGGATTTTGATATTGCGTGGGTGCATAGAAATATTATCCGGAAAGATGGTGAGGATTGGATCTATTACACCCTCGGGGTAACGAAAGAACTATCTGAGCCTGTCAAATTGTCAGAAGCCTATCCGCATCTAGGATATGGCGAACGCCCTTATGTTGTAGGGTTTTCCACTATCGAGACCCACAAAACCTATCCTGCTGGTGTAACGACACTTGTTCATTCGTTGCAGCAGGAAGCGAATGACATAGCAAATCAACGCAGGGATAACGTGGTTCAGGTGCTGAATAAGCGGCATTATGCGCGGCGTGGCGCTAATGTGGACTGGAAGATGCTGCGTAAATCTGTGCCGGGTTCTGTGGTGCTAATGGACGATATAGGAGACGTGCAGCCTGAAGATCATCGTGACGTTACATCATCCGCTTATGAAGAACAGAACCGCATTAATGTTGATCTGGATGAGCTGGCTGGTTCGTTCTCTGCGGGTTCAGTAGCAACCAATCGACAGATGAATGAAACCGTTGGCGGGATGAATCTGCTCCAATCGGATTCTAACGTAGTATCCGAGTATCAATTGCGCGTATTCAACGAAACCTGGGTAGAGCCGGTCTTGCGGCAAATGGTTCTAATGGAGCAGGAATACGAGACTGATCCGCGCTTGCTGCAAATTGTCGGCGCTAATACCAAAGCAGCGAGTTATGGAATTACCCAAATCATTCCTGAGATGTTCCAGGGGATCATGAATGTCCGCGTAAATGTGGGATTTGGCTCTACCAGTCCGGAGCAGAGAATTCAAAAAGTAGTTCTCGGCTTGGATTCAGTACTTAAATACGCTCCTGATCGTGCGCAAGAAATGGATTTTGGAGAGGTTGTTAAAGAGATTTTTGGGGCGCTTGGATACAAAGGTTCTGAACGGTTCTTTCCGTCTTTGGAACAAGACAACCCGCAAGTACAGCAGATGCAGCAACAGATCCAGGCACTCCAGCAAGAGTTGGAAAGCAGAACTTCCGAGATTCAGTTGCAGAACCAGGGCAAGCTGGAGAATACCGCGCTTCAAAATGAAGGCGACATGCAGCAGCAGATATTGGAGCAGGAATTCAAGATGTGGAATGAGGAGAGAGATAGGGAGATTGAGTGGGCAAAGCTCCAGCAACAAGATCTATCTAGACAGCAAGGCATGTTTGGACAACCGCAGAAGGTAATCCAGTGAGCGATGTAGACCCCTGGATTACTCAAGCACGCATAGGCGCAGACGCCGAAGCGTTTTTAAATAGCCAGGTTGGACGCAAGTTGCAGGAACGTGCCAACAGGATTATTCAGAAGTCTACAGTCGAGTTAATAAAATCAGATCCGGAAGACGTGGAGGCTGGCCGTAAACTGCGGCGTGAGATCCAGCGGGCAGGAGATGCTATAGATTGGCTGATTGAGATGCGCAATGACGGAGATCAGGCTAGAGAAGAGATTAGAGAGCAAGAGGTGGGAGATTGACCCCTTTACCCAACCATAGGCGAAGAGACATGGCTAAAGAAGAATTTGACGACACCGAACTGAAACTGGCGGACATCGCAACCACCGATGAAGATGTTCCAAAAATGGATACGGATGATGTGGATCAGGATATCGATCAAGAAGCAATAGAGCGCAGCCCGCGTGAAGATATTTATGCGGCATATGATGAAAAGCAAAATAAAGAAATTGAGGACAAGGGCGATGAGCCGGTAGAGCTTGAGCAGGAGGAGAGCGAAGAGGGGGAATCTCTTGAAACCGCCAAGCTGGAAGAAGAGGCGAAAGAAGAAGATGGCGAACCGGAAACTGTCACAGTAAAAATCTATGGTGAAGAGCGTGAAGTACAAAAAAAAGACATAGATAAAGCCGGTGGGATAGACGCCTATCAAATCATTACCGCGAATCGTGAAAGGCTGGACGAGACCAACCGATTACGCGAAGAAGTCAAGGCCGAGAAAGAAAGACTTGAAAAAGAACGCGAAGAGTGGGAAGCTGGGCGCAATGAAGAGAGTGAGTCCGGGAAGAGAGCCAAGGAAGAGGAAGAGTCTAACCGGCTTAATGATCTGTATGAACAACTGGAATCTGCTAGAATAGATGCAGATGCGGAAGAAGCGGCCAGGCTGCAAAGACAGATCGATGACGAAAGGGCGGCGAAAGCGAACCAGCAGCAGCCGAACCTGGAGCAGATGGTAGAGGAACGTTTAGCCGCATATGATCGCGAAGCTGACCGGCGGCGCGGAATAGCGTGGTTCAACGAGCAGCACAAAGAGTTGGCGGAAGATCCTGAGCTGAAAACTATCGTGCATAACAAGGTTGTGGCGATGGAGCAGGAATATCCGCAGGCACCGAAAAGTGAACTTATCCGAGTAGCCGCTGATACAGTGGCGAAATGGTGGGAAGATCGATCGGCACCAGCTCAACAGACCAGTGAGCGTGTGGAGAAGAAGCGCCGACTCAGGCAACCCAAGGCGGCATCGGCACGACAGCAACCAAAGGCTGAGCCGAAGCCACAAACACGTTCAGACGCCGTGGCACAGATGAGACGTGATCGCGGCCTGGAAGATTAGAGGTAACACACTATGGCCGGTCAAGTCTGGCAAACTCTGGAAGATGCTAATTACAAGGTATCTCCGAATCTTACCCGCGTTTTGCGCAATAAGTTGCAGCCCAAAACGCGATTCATTAATCACTGCGATCCGCAGGATTTCACCGATCTTGAGCTGCACGCAGGTTCCACGTTCTATTGGGACGTGTACGGCGACGTTGATACCCAGGGCGGCGCGATTTCTGAGAATGAGCCCATCCCGGAGACTCAGTACAGCGTCACGCAGAACAGCGGGACTGTTAGGGAATACGGTAACTCTGTCCCATTCTCCAGCAAGTTTGACAATTTGTCCTTTGGACCTGCCAAGCAGATTATCCATAAGCAGTTGAAGAACGACTGCGTGAAAGCGTTTGAGGCGGCGGCATATGCCAAGTTCGACACTACTCCGCTAACCGTTACTCCTGCCAGCGGCAATAGCACTACGGCTATTACCCTGGAAACCTCCGGTACTCCGACCGCTACTAACAATGTGGCGATGAACAATACCCACGTGAAGCTCATTTCCGACGAGATGAAAGAGCGGAACATCCCGGTATGGGACGATGACAACTATCGCTGCTTGGGCCGCACCAAAACCTTTCGGGCTTTTAAGGATGATCTTGAGGGTATCCACCAGTATGTTCCCGAGGGATTCCAGGGCATTTTGAACGGTGAGGTTGGGCGGCATTATGAAGGCGTGCGCTTTTTCGAGCACACTTCTGTTGCCAATCAGAGTTGGTCAAATGGTCTGAGTGATGAAGCATTTTTCTTTGGGGAAGATACTGTAGGCGAAGCCATCGCCATCCCCCCGGAAATCCGTGGCCGAATCCCGACCGATTATGGCCGTGATCGTGGCATTGCGTGGTATGCGATGCAAGGCTTTGTGCTGATCCATTCTGTTGCTGCGGATGCTCGCATCGTCAAATGGGCTAGCGCCGCTTAAGGAGGCAACCAGATGAGCTATTCCAACCCTACCACTATCGCTTACTCTGTGCTGCATGACTTCGGCGCGGGTAGTGATGCCCTGGCCGTAAAGGCACCGAACGGCTTCAGTAAGGGCCGTGTTCGAGATGTCGGAGTAATGGTAACTGAGACGTTTACCGCTGTTACTACTCCCGCCTATGTCCGCCTTGGCTCCGCTTCTGACCCTGATGCGTATGCAGAGTTGAATATGGGCACTGCCGCCGATACCGACTACTACAACACTCAGGACGATACCGACGCCATCATTAGTGCGGACGTTACCAGTACGCAAATCGAGGTGGCTCTGGTTGCTCCTACTGGCGGAACTCCTGCTGGTATTGGCACGGTAAACATCGTCATCGATTGGTTCTGAGGAGGCGCTATGGCCGTTCGTTATTCAAGCCAACGCCGAAGGGAATTGAGCGAGATCAACCCTCGCGCGATGACCTATGTTTTGTCTGCTGTGGATTTTGGTGCAGGTGATTCCGCTCATGCCATCAAGGCTCCCGCCGGTTATCCAAATGGTCGGCTGCTTGATGTTGGTGTGGCGGTATCCGAGACTTTCACCGAGACCACCACTCAAGGATTTGTGCGTGTTGGCACCGCTGCTGATCCGGATGCTTACGCGGAACTCCAAATGGGAACCGCTGCGGCAACCGACTTTTACAATACCCAGGATGACACCGACGCGATTATTTCTGAGGATGTGACGAATACTCAGATTGAAGTCGCGTGCATTGCTCCGACCGGCGGTACTCCCGCTGGAATTGGGGACGTGCATATCCTGATCGATTGGTTCTGAGGAGAAATCATGTCTCTTGAAAATGGTACAATTTACGAAGAGAAGGTGAGCAATAAAGAGCCGATCCGCAAGGATACCGGCGACAAGACCCAGCGTCCGAAAGCCCAGACCAAAAAGGTCAAGGGCGACGGCGGGCGGGGTTCGTTCACTGATAAATGCTGAAAGCCTAACGGGGGCTTCGGCCCCCTTATTGGAGGCGGCATGAGAAAGCAAAGATTTGGGTCATTTGAACTGGAGGTCGATGATGGTTATACCGACCCCATGGATTATCGGGATTATAACGATGATATCCAGGGCACAACCCGCACAAGGCTTCGTGATCCGAGCGAGAAAGTGAAATCCCGCAAAGCAAAGCACGAAGACGGGTTCACATTCAATCAGAGGATACGTTAATGCTGGATAAGAAAAATAACTACGGCCATGTATCCGGGGTGGTGGATGGGTTTCCTGGGGCAAGGTATTTTCAGGGCGGTAAATATTTTGGTCCTGCCGGAAATGAGCTGGGCGCAAATGGTAAGTCCACTACACAGAATACCGCTGATTACGGTGCGCTTCACTGGAAGCAGCTAAAGAAGCTGGTAGAAGACAAGGGCGGGCGTTATGAAACACGCGAAGCTGCCATACTGTTTTTGACTAAGGCATGACCCATGGATATTTCCGAACTTCGTTTGTGGCTTCGGGGATATCTCCTGGATGATATTTCCGATAACCCTGACCAAGACGATGAAGGGTATCGGTGGAAAAATGCCGAGCTTGATTCCCATCTTGCGGGTGCTCAGGAAGAAGCGTGCAGGCGCGGGGGTTTGCTTTATACGGAAACGGACACAATCGGGCAGATAAGTCTATCGGCTGGCACTTATCTCTATGATATAGACGCACATTTTGTCCGCGTCACTGATTTTATTTTCGATGATAAGCCGCTGGTGCGGACAACCATCGACAAGCTGACGCGAACCGCGCGCAAATGGAGGTCAGCCACCAGCGGCACGCCTAAACAATATGCTGTGAAGGGCCGCACGCTGGCCATTTATCCCCCCCCGGACGCTACGCAAGCGGCTAATACAGCGCAATTAGCCGGATATCACACCCCTCTGAAACGGCTGTCCGCCGCCAATCCAACGCCGGAAATAGAAGAGTCTCTACATAAACATCTAATATATTATGCCGCGAAGCTCGCTTTTCAAAAGAGGGACATAGATACTCATGATCCGCAAGCGGCTGCCGAGATGGAGCGGGAATTTACAATGCATTTCGGCCCATTGCTAAGAGCAGATGCCATGGCTCAGCGCTTTGAGATCGGAGAAGATATAGTGGTAATGGCGGAATAGTGATGTATGGAGCTCCTTACCGCCCTTATTACGGAGAAACGGTAATTATATGTATTTGACTGATTGACAAGCCTTATCGCAAGGGCAACGCATACCCCCAAAAGTTCCGAGACGACCTGATCTGGGATGACGACCAAGGCAGAGAATTCGTCGAGGCGAGGTGTTAAAATGTATAAAGTAACATCATATCCGCACCCGAGCGACTACCACGCCGAAGGGTGCCTAGGCGACTCTTGGAGGTGATTGGGCTATGAACCAAATGCGTGCTCTAGCACTGCTGTTTGCCGCCGCTCTTGCCGCGGGGTGCGAAACAACGACCGTGCGTCATGCGGCGGTCGAGGTGGAGCGCGCGGCGGTTGTGGCCAATGATCTTCAGCTGGAGGTGGCAGAGAAGGGGCTGTGCGCTT